TCCGCCAGTGGTGGCAGTGTCAGCGCGCTCGTCATCCGCCGGGCCTCCCGTAGCGTCCACGCTTGGTCTCGTGACGCGCGCGCAGGAACACGCCGTCCAGTGTCTCGTCCACCCCGGCGCCCTCCGGCGTCGGCACCACCAGCGTCCCGATGTACGGGGCGTCCCCGCCCGAGCCGGAGCCGTAGCCCTGCCCGATCCGGTCCGCCGCCAGCCGGGTCCCGTAGGACCGGCCGGTGGCGAAGCCGACGAGCTCCTCGAACGCGGCGGTCTGCCGGTTCGACAACACCCGCTCCGGGCTGATCACGTTCTTCATCATGATGCCGCGGCCGTTGGCCACGCCGCCGCCGTCGTACCAGTTGTTCGCGTTGTGGAAGGCCAGCGCCTTCGACGGGGAGCCGTACCGCTGTCCGATGTACTGGAACCCGGCCTGGGCCTGGATCAACGGGGAGGCCGACTTCTTATAGCCGGTCGAGCCCCACGTGGAGTCCAGGAACTGGAACAGCCCGAACGCCGTGGAGGTGGGGTTCTGCGCGTTGGGGTTCCACGAGGACTCCTTCGCGATCAGCCGGTCCGCCGCGTCCCACTCCGGGCCCGAGCCCCAGCCCCGGGCCAGCGCCACGGACTGGACCATCTTGCGCACGTCCGGGCTGCCGGAGCCGAGGATGCCGCCGACCCCGGCGCCGACCAGCGCCCCGGTCCGCCCCCACCAATCGGAGACCTGCTTCACCGCCCAGTCCCACGCGCTGGTCGCCATCTTGCCGCCCGCGCCGGACATCATCTCGCCCCACACGCCGCCACCGATGTTGCCCAGCTTCGAGGTGATCGAGCGCAGGTCGATCCCGATCCCGTCGAGGATGAACTGGATCGGGTCGAACACGAACCCGGCGCCCCCGGCGCCCCCGGCGTCCATCGTGCCGGACCCGGGGCCGCCCTGGAACGAGACGTGCACGTGGTCCATATGGTTGGCGGTGGGCGAGCCGCGGTCCTCCATGCCCTGCCACGCCGTCCCGGGACCGTTCAGGATGCGCTGGCGCCAGATGAGGTACTTGATGGCGAAGTGGGACCAGTTCGCGGCGCTGGACAGGAAGTTGGCCAGCTGGGTGCCGTTGTCCCCGCTGGTCATGAAGTCCAGCGCCAGCCCGGCCGGGTGGTCGGAGGCGTTGGGTCGGGCGCCGACGCCGCCGACCGAGCCGATCCCGAACTTCATCTTCAGATAGTTGCCGGCCTGGGCCACGTGCCGCTGCACGCCGCCGAAGCCGACCGAGCTCGTGCCCGGCCCGTTGTGGTCGGCGCCCTCGACGATGCCGCCGTGGTTGAGGTAGTGCAGCGTCTCCCGCTGCGCGGTCCGCCCGGACTTGTTGAGCAGCGACTGGTGCAGCTCCTCGACGGCGGACATGCCGCCCGCCGCGCGCACGGCGGGCGCCGAGATCACGTACTCCGGTCCGGCCTCACCGATCAGGCCCAGGGTGGGCCGCTCGACCGGGCCGCCCTTCGCGAACTGCGGGACGGTCCAGGTGTCGAGCCGCTTGTCGGCGCCCAGCCCGACCTTGTCCGCGACCCAGTTCCAGACCTTCACGATGCCGTTGTTGTAGACGACGTCCACAACGGCCTGGATCGGGTCGCGGACCAGCTTCTTGATCCCGTCCCACAGCCGTCCCACCGCGTCGCGCCCGGCGGCGAACGCGTTCGGGATGGTCACGGTCACGAAGTTGACCAGCGGGTTCCAGATATTGTCCCGGATGAACACCCAGACCGCGTTGAGGGCGTCCCGGATCACGTTCCAGGCCGCGACCAGGACGTCCCGGGCCAGGTTGAACGCGGGGCCGAGCGTCGCCACCAGGAAGTTAATAATCGGGTTCCAGATATTGTCCCGGATGAACGCCCACGCGGCGTTGATCCCGTCCCGGATGAGGTTCCAGGCGGCGATGACAAGATCACGGTAGGCGTTCCACGTCGCGGTGAAAATCCCGACCAGGAACGCGATGATCGGATTCCAGATGCTGTCTCGGATGAACACCCAGACCGCGTTGATCCCATCGCGGATGATGTTCCACACCGAGATCACAAGATCACGATAGAAGTTCCACGTCGTGGTGAACACGCCGGTCAGGTAGGTCACGACCGCGTTGAAAATCCCCGAGATGAACGTCCACGCGGCCGAGATCGCCGCCTGGATCCCCTCCCACGCGGGCTGGATGATGTTCTGCCACAGCCAGGTGAACACGGGCGCGAGCACGTACGTGATGTAGAGGTAGATCGGCACGAAGACGATCGTGAGGATCACGGCCAGAAGGATCTTGGCCGCCTCGGCGATGAAGTTGAACGTCGGCTGGATCACGCTCGACCACAGCCAGTTGATCACGTCGCCGACGGTCGAGATCGCCGTCGAGATCGCCGAAGCCGTCGGCGCGATCACAGTGGCGTAGAGCCAGTTCCACAGCGCCCCGATCGCGGCGAAGACCGTGGCGAAGAAGTCGCCGATCGCACGGACCGCCGTCATCAGCCCGGCGAAGATCGACTGCAGGATGGACCAGGCCACCGAGGCCGCGGACTTGATCCCCTCCCAGGCCGCCATCACGATGTTGCGGAACGTCTCGGAGTGGTTCCAGGCCAGGATGATCGCCGCGACCAGGGCGGCGATCACCACCACCACGATGCCGATCGGGTTGGCCGCCATCGCTGCGTTGAGCGCCATCTGGGCGATGGCCCACAGGTTCAGGTTGCCGCGCACCACGGCGGCGATCAGGTTGTAGGCCCCGGTGGCGATGGAGATCCCGGTGGTCACCGCGGCCGACGCGCCCAGGATCACATTCTTGATCAGCTCGGCGGCGGCCCACGCCTTCGACGCCAGCGAGGCCCCCACGAACAGCGCCACCAACGGGCCGAGCACCGGCGCCAGGAACTGCAGCGCCCCGCCCAGGGCCGGCAGCACCGCCACCGCCAGGTCGGTGAACAGCGCCGTCATCGGCCGGGCCGCGTTGAGCACGTCCCCGACGCCTTGGGCCAGCGGCGGCAGCGCCGGACCGACCTTGATCACCATGTCGATCACGGCGGCGGCGACCATCCCGAGCAGCGGGGCCAGCGCGGAGGCCACGTCCCGCAGCGAGGCGAAGATCTGCCCGATCACCTCCGACCCGCGCGCGGACTGGACCCACGCCAGCATCTGCCCGGTGATGTCGCGCAACGTCCCGGCGAACGCGCCGCCATCGACGTTCGCGATCCGGAACACCTCGCGGACGATCGCCCCGAGGTTCATGAACGTGGCGATCAGATCGCCCAGCGCGGACAACCCGTCGGAGATGAACTGCCGCAACTGCCCCGACGCCCGCGCCTCCCGGACGAAGTTGGCCGCCTCGGTGGCGGCCCCGGCGAACCCGCCGGCCAGCCCGGGCAGGAACTCCGACCCGACCGCGGCGATATCGAGCAGCATCGACACGATGGCCACGCCGACCGGGTTCAACTCGCGCATGGTGTCGCGCACGTTCGCGAACAGCAGCGCCACCGTGGACACGGCCTGGGCCTGCGCCAGATAGGCGGCGATCCCCTGGGCCCCGGTGTTGAGCTCGGTCGCGATCCCGGCGAACCCCACCCGCGCCACCGGCAGGTACAGCTTGCCGAGCAGATCCACCGTGGCGGCCATGCCCTTGAACGCGGCGTCCTGGACGTCGAACTTCAGCCCGGACAGCTCGGTCTTCATCGACTGGACTTCGAGCACGAACCCGCGCGCGGCCGGGGACAGCTGGGCCAGCGCCTCGGCCAGCTTCTTCGGGTCCTGCTTGGCGGAGAACACCTGCTTGAACGCCTCGCCCAGCCCGGACGTGGCGATGGTGACGGTGCCCATCACCAGCGCCGCCGCGACCCCCGCCGCCGGCAGCAGCGCGAACGACTGGGACGCCGTCGCCGCCGCCTGCCCCATCGCCACGATGGTCGGGATCGCCGCGCCCACCCCGACCGGGACCGCGAGACTGGACAGGTTGCGGGCCAACAGCGCGATCGCGTTCGTCGAATCGGCCAGCGACTTCTTATCCGTGTTCACGTGGACGTTGACGGTCTGGTCGCGGAACTGCAGCGCCTGCTGGGCGGCGGCCATCTCCGCCTTGGACACTGCCGGCTTCAGCTGAACCGTGGCTTCCAGCGACATCGTGCGGAGCTCGGACCGCACGGTGTTGTGGAACCCGCGCATCGACGGCACCACCTGTAGGAACGCGGTCCCAGCCCCGTATAGCGCCATCCGCCCCGCCCTCCACTAGCCGTGTCCACGCCCGACTGTCTGTCCTATGCCTCCTGGTCGAGGTCCGGTCTGACCATGCTGACGATGTCGGAGACCGTCTCCAGGTCCCGCATCCGCTCCCGACGATCATCCGCGGTCTGCGGCCGTTTCGTCGGTTTGAACTTCGGGGCCGGTTGCCCCTTCTGCGTGTTCACCTGGACCAGCGTCGTCCGGATCAGGTTCCCGACGTCGGTGATGGTCGCGGTGAGCTCGTCGAACCTCTCCCAGCTCCGCAGGTTGGGGCGCCCGGGCCGGGCCCCCGGCTTCCCCCCGTTGGCCTCGTCCCGGCGGCGGGCCAGCTCGTCATCGTCGGCGATGGCCCGGCCCGTGTGGGTGTACGGGCCGAGCCGCTGCACGATCCGGACGAGCTGCGCCCACGGCCGGTCCCCGCGGAAGTAGTCCAAGAGGTCCCACCCGTGATCGAACAGGTCGGCTTCGATCTCGTCGCCGTACTGCTCGATCAGCTCAATCAGCGACGCCCACCCGCAGGAGGGCGCGCCTCCTCGCCGACACCGAAGTGCCGCGTGATGTCCTGCACCAGGTCGAGCATCTGACCCATGTCCAGGGCCGTGCCCGGCCGGTCCTCCGCGGCGTCCTCCGGGTCCCCGCCGTAGATCAGCCGCTCGACCATCGGCCACTGCCCGGGGTTGTCCTCGTCCACGTAGCCACACATCAGCCGCAGCGACTCGGTGGTCGAGGTCGCCTTCTCGGCCTGAAGGAACGCCGGTCCGGACGGGACGGGGAGGACCAGCTCCCCGTTCCCGCCGTTCTCCGGCGCCATCGGGTGCCAGGACGGCACCCCCTCCAGGACGTAGGGCTTCCGCTTGGATTCCTTCGAGTAGCTGTCCCACTTGAATGTCTTCGCCATGCCCGGGACTGTAACCGACTAGATCTACTCGGTAGGCGTGGACACGGCGTCGTCGGGAGTCACTGTGGACAGCGCCTCCTCGGCGGTGGCGCCGTCCTTCACCTTGTACCCGTGCCCGTAGATCAGCGAGACCGCCGAGGTCGGGTCCGAAGTGGTCTCCTCGTGCTCCCCGTCGGGGGACACCAGGGTGATCTCCGGGCGCTCGTCACCGCCCGAGTCCGCCGGCCGCATCCTGTTCCTGTTCGCCATCGCCTTCGCCCTTCGTCTGGATCTGCTCGATCGCTGTCGCGACCGGCCCGGCGGAACCGAACCGGTACCCCCACGCCGCCCACTCCCGCAGGAGGTGGCCGACCATCGCCGCCACCGGCTCCGGGAACACCGCCGGAGCCGCCGCCGCCGCAGCCCGGGCCGCCGCGCGCGACCCGGCCTGCGTCGCATCCACCGCGTCACTCACGGCGCGGAGGTGATGCCCATCTGCGTCAGCAGCGCCTTCCAGCCCGGCCCGCCGAACACGTAGCGGATCGAGTAGCCCAGCGCCGAGTCCGGGGTCGCGGTGAACGTCATCGGGTAACCCAGCTCGTTCTCGTCCGACCAGTTCTGGTCGCCCGGCTCCGACAGGATCGCCCGCGGCATGATCCGGATGATGTAGATGGCGTTCGCGCCGATGCCGTCCCGGCCGATGCCGATCAGCCGCGGGTAACGCGTCTGGGACTGCAGCGGGTCGGCGAAGGTGAACTCACCGGTGGTGGTGTCCGCGGTGACGTTGGTCAGGTCGATGTTGTGGTAGGCCTGCAGCGTCGCCTTCTTCGTCTCCTGCGCGGTGAACGCCAGGGACGACACGTTCGAGGTGATGTCGCGCCGCGTCGGGTCGACGTAGCCGTGCGACGTCGTCTCGGCCATGTCCACGTTGCGCGACCACGTGTAGGCGTCGTCCTTCGTGACCAGGCCGATCGGGTCCCACGCAACCGGCAGCGCGGTCAGCGTGCCGGCCGCGGTGGCCGTGAACGACGTCGGGACCGCGGTCGCGGGCGGGGCCAGGAAGATCGCCGCCGCCTGGACCTTGCGGATCAACTCCGCCTGCTTCTTATCGATGTCTTCGAGCGTGCCAGCCATGATCGCCTCCCTCTGTTTCTCGCCTACCACCAGGGGCGGCGTAGGCCGAACTGATAGATCGTTTCCACGATCCGTGCGTTGCGGCCCCCCTCGGCCAACTGGCGCGGGGGGGTAGCCGTGGACACGCTGTCGAGCTGAACCCCGCGCGGGTACTCCTCCGCGGTCTCCGGCCCGATGATGATCTGGGTCGTGGCCTTGTTCATCAGGAACACCTGCACGTTGCGCGCGAGCCGCCACGCCTTCGGCCGGGTCTCCGCGTAGCAGGTGATCCGCACGCGGGGACTGTCGGTGATCCCGTTGTCCGACCCGCCGACCCGCTCGATCTGCACCGTCTCCCCGGCGATCGTCTCGTTGGTCGCCGTCACCACCACCGGGAACACGGGGTCGATCAAGTCCAGGAGGACGAGCTCCACATCCGGGAACGGCTTCTCCAGCAGCGTCACGCCCCGCCGCCCCTCACGTCCAGCCCGACCAGCGCCGCCGCCCGGGACAAGTACTCCTCCGGGTTGGAGGCCCGGACGTTGCCGAACTGGCGCGGCAGCGCCGCCGGGTCCTCGGCCAGGACCGCGTAGCCCACCCGGTCGCGGGTGTCGGAGCGCTCGGTCCGGATCGAGGCCAGTAGCGCCCCCGTCTCGTAGGCCTCCGACGCCACGATGTACTCCGCTTCCGCGGCCACATCCTCGGCCGCCGCGCCCACCGCGTCCGCGAGGTCCGCGTTGCGCTTCAGGTACGCCGCGGTGGCCCGGTCGTTGCGCTCGTAGTCGACGAAGCCCATCAGCCCTCCACCCGGTCCAGCTCCACCTGTTCCCCGGCGTCCCAGCCGGTGAACGGGTTCACCCAGCGCGCCGGGGTGCCGGCCACCCGCCACACCGTGCCGTCGGAGACCCGCCGGACCCGCCACCGCGCGTCCAGCCCGGACCCGGTCGGGCCCGGGTCGCCGACGTAGAGCGTCATCCCGGTCAGGACGACCGCGGTCCGCCGGTCGGTGCCCGGCTCCGAAGACACCCGCGGCGCGAACGCCACCCCGTGCAAGGTCCGCTCGTCGACCACGGTCAGGTCGCCGAACCGGTCCCGGACCTCCCGCCACGCGGTGGCCTCCTCGCCGAACGGGAACGTCATGGCAGGACCTCCCGCGGGACGTAGCCCTGCCGGGACTGCACGTGCCGGGTGGGTCGCCGGATGGCCGGATCGTAGGTCGCCAGCGTCCCCGACGAGACGATCATGCCCAGCTTCCGCCGGTCGTCCTGCGTGATCTCGATACGTCCACTCGCGACGGACTGATCGATCACCTGGGAGAACGGGCCGGACGTCTGGGACCGGATCCCGCCGGAGTTGCGCAGCTTGCGCGTCACGATGTCGACCAACGCGTCCTGCACGTCGTCGAGGGTGATCACCCCGGCCAGGATGCGGGCCGCCACGTCGACGTGCCGCGCCACCTCCCGCTCCGCGCGGTCGAGCAGCCGCCCGACGTTGCGGACCTCCGACGGCGTGAACGGGCGTGGCCACGCATCCTCGACGTCCTGCACCTGCGCCCACGTGGACACGCCCGCTCACCCCCCTACTTCTTCTCGTCGCCCTTGTCGGCGTCGCGCTCGTCCAGTTCGGCCTGCTGCTCCGGCAGGAGGAACGGGAGGTCCTGGTCCTTCGCGGCCGGCACCCCGGCCTCGTCGACGGTGGGCGCGTCGTCCTTCGCCTCCGCGGCCCGGGAGTCGGTGTCCACGGCCTCGTCGGCCCGCGGGGTCTCCTCCACCGAGGCCGCCTTCTCCTCGGTCGCCTTCGACCGCGGCGCCTTCTTCTCCTCGGCCTTGTCGGCCTTGTCCTCGCTCACGACTTGTACCTCCGGTCCGCGGGGACGTTCGGGCTCGTGACGCGGGACGGCTCGTTCTGCCCCGCCGTCGGCGAGTGGACGTAGGCGGCCGTCTCGGCCGGGGACTCCGGGGACCAGCCGCGGAATCCGTAGGCGAGTTCGTCGGAGCGCAGCGCCGCCCCGGAGAGCATGCCCAGGACCGCCGCGACGGTGCCGGAGGCGGTGGCGTTGGCGGACAGGGTGGCCGCCGTGGCCGAGGCCACCGCGGTCAGCGTGGCGCCCGCGGGGATGCCGGGGCCCGAGATCGGGCGGCCGACGTCGCGGGCCGTGTCGAACGTTCCAGCGGGGGCGGTGAGGGCGGACGAGGCGCTCGTCGTGGTGACGGTGACGCCGCGGCCGGCCGACCCGCGCCCAGAAACAGCGGGCATGATCGAACCTCCTAGTAGATCTAGTAGACCGAGTGGATCAGTAGATCATCGCGGCCGCGGGGTACCGCTGCGACTCGTTGGGGCGCTGGTTGTTCAGGGTGTTCGCGACCTGCCAGCCCACCCGGAACTTGACCCGGAGCGCGATCATGTCCTGCTGCGGCAGGTTGAACACGATCTGCGTCCCGTCCGTGATCACGGCCTGGTCCAGGACCTTGAACGTGATGTCCTGGCGCACGCCCAGCACGAACTGATTGGCGAAGTCGCCGAAGATGCCGCGCACGTTCGTGCCGACGCCGCCGCCGTTGGGCCACATACCCGGCATCGCGTAGGACAGCGGGAAGCCGTCGAGGTTGGACAGGTCCCCGGAGAGCCGGTCGGCGTCGAGCCGGTCACCGGTGGTCGAGCGGACCGCGCGCAGCTTGCGCTTGATGGACAGGTCCACCACGCCGCCGGTGACGTTGAATCCGTCCTCCTCGACGTTCGCGATCACGTTGTCGAGGTCGCCGAAGTAGCCGCCCGCGGCGGCCGCAGCCACGCCCTCGGTGACGTTGTTGCCGGCCGCCGCCGCCGCCGCCACCACGTTCGTGGGGAAGCTGGCGGGCGCGTTCATCCCGAAGAAGATCGCGGAGTCCAGGGTCCGGGCGAACGCCTCCCGGATGTAGGGCTCGGCCTCGTCCCAGATGTTCGACTCCATGTCGTCAAACACGTTCTCGGGGACCGGCATGATCGTGGCGATCTCTTCGATGTTCAGGAACTTCTGCGACCAAGCCATCTCGGTCGTCTGCTTCAGGCCCGTGTCACCCGCCACCCAGTAGGCGACCGGCAGGGCCGAGAGGACCGGGAACCGGACCTGCGTCCGCGCCACCGGCACCCGCCGGAACAGCTGCATGGCCGCCGACTGCTCGGTTGCGGCGCCCAGCATGGCGCGGGACACCTCCTCCGGGATCCGACTCTCGACGTCGGTCCGGGAGGTGACGTTGTTGTATGGCATATCCGCCCTACCTCCTCATATGTCGGTAGGGCGGATCCCGCCCTACTTACCTACCCCGTTTCGCGGCCACCTGGCCGCGAACCCAGTCGTTCATCGACAGGCCGCCGCCGCCGTTCTGGCCACCCCCGGCGCCCTGGTCCCGATCGGGCTGGGCCCGGCCGGCCAACTTCGCCAGCCGCTTGGCCATTGCCGCGATCGCCTTCTCGTCCGGCTCGTTGTCCTTCAGCAGCCGCGAGGAGTCGACCAGCTCCAGCGCCTCGGCGATCTCCGAACGGTCCAGTCCGGACTCCGCCAGGCTGGACCGGAGCTCGGTCACCGCCAGCCGCTCCGACCGGGCGATGTCCTGGGCGTCGCGGTCGGCGAGCGCCTTCCGCATCTCGGAGACCTGCTCCGCCAGCGTCTGCGCCTCGGTCGCGGCCTTGCCGTTGGCCTTCGCCCGGCTCTCCCACGTGCGCGCGTGCTCCAACTTCTGCTTCACCTCAGAGGGGGAAATTCCCATCTCGTCGGCGAGGGAGCGCCACGCGTCGCGCTCGGTCCAGTCGTCCGCCGGGGGCGCGCCCGTTCCGGTGCTGCCGCCCTGCAGGTCCTGTGTGGAACCGGGCCCCGTTCCGGGGTTTCCGCCGTTCCCACCGTCGCCGCTGCCGCCAGTATTACCCGGAGTGGTCATCTTTGTCTCTCCTCACTGCCCGTTCCGGGCAGATCACACCCCGTCCGTTGCGGACGGAGAGCTGTTGGGGACCTCGTCGGGTCCGGTGAAATGGTCGAGCGGGCGGACCAGCAGCGGAGCCGGATACTCGCCGTGGTTCGCCTGGATGTTAGTCATGACCTTCCGATAATCCACACTCCGGCCGCCGGCATCCTCCCGGCCGGTGAGCTGGCGGGCCGCCGCGTGCGCCGCAGCGTAGAGCTGATCGAGGTCGAACGGCGCCGGGTGGCCGGGCACGTTCGGCTCCACCGTGCAGTCACAGCCGGGGTGGACCGCGTCGAGCTCCTCGCGGAAGTAGAGCCGGGACGCGGCCAGGACGCACAGCGCGCAGTTCTCCTCCCCCTGCAGCATCCGGAACCAGGAGGTGGGCCGGACCTCCTCCGGCAGCCGGTCCATCCCCTCCTTCGAGGCGACCGCGTACGTCTGTTGCATGTCCATCTCGACGATCTCGTCGAGCCGGGTCGCCCCGGCTTCCACCGCGCGGGTCATGTCCCCGTGTTTGGCCAGCCCGGCGTACACGGTCGCGAACGGCCGCCGATACACGGCCACCGTGAACGCGGCGCGGCGGGCCGTGGTCACCGGGATGTCGGTGATGTCCAGCAGCGGGTCCGGCAGCCGCAGGTCGGTCACCGCCTCCGGCGGGATCACCACCGGGGCCAGCCCGGGCCGCTCGTAGGCCGTGGACACGACGTCGGTCAGGTAGGCGGCGACCAGCTGCGCCATGGTGACCTGCCCGCCGCGCAGGATCGGCAGCGCCGCCTCGACGAACGCCCGGACGTCGGCCTCCCGGTAGTTGTCCAGGCCGAGGAACATCCCTCGCAGCGTGGCCGCGGTCTGGTCGGCCAGTTCCCGGCGTAACGCGGCGAGTTCCTGGGGGGTCACCTCAGACGCTCGTCCGGTACAGCGCCACGGACCCGGCGGCGATCAGGATCACGATCACGCCGTATAGCCCGGCCGCGAGGACGACCAACGCGGCGGCGAGCATCAGGCCCCAGTGGTCGAGCGGTTCGAGCCGCCCCCAGCGTTCACGCCGGTCCAGTTCCCGATGGACCCGATCCACTGCTCGCTCCTCGTGCCGGAGGGTTACCCGTGCCTGCTCGTCCATTGCTCCCCGCCTGCTGGGTCGGGGCCGGTCGCCCGGCCGCCGCTGTGCGAGCCTCCAGTGTGGCCTTGCGGATCTCGGCGGCTGCCTGCAACGCGCGCATCTGCTCGATCCGTTCCGGCGGCCAGCCGACGTCCTCCAGGACCATCTCC